ACCTATCTACCACAATCGTACGTTTATGTGCAATAGTGATTGTGAATATACAACACTGTGTAAATGCATCGAAGATGGTGGAGATATTGAGTACACGAAGTCTGTACTATATAGGAAAGGAACTCCGAGAGGATAAGGTGAAGAGTGATGGATTACAAAGTTTCCGTTCTTGTGTTCAGCTATCCAGGTATAGGAAAAACGACGTTATTGGCTACAGCCGGGGAAGACGAACGGACTTTTCCGTGTTTGTTCTTAGACTTCGAAGCTCACACATTGCCTATCATGAGGAAGATTATTCCGACAAACCTTGATGATGTCCTCAACAATGCGGTCATTCTTTCAGATGAACAAATGGGAAAAGTTCACTCTGTAAGGATTCGCAAGTGGGAGGAGTTTGAAAAGATTGTTGACTTACTTGAACGAGGGGAATACCCTTGGAAAAGCGTTTGCGTTGATAGTCTGTCCGAAATCAACTGGTTGAATCTACGGAATATCTGTACAACACAAGGAAAAAACCGGGTTACAGATAACGACCCTCCACAACTGGAACATTACGCTCGGAGCAATGTTCAAGTTCTACGTCTAGTCCGCAGATTCCGAGATATTCTTCCACATGTGTTCTTTTCGTGTCATGTTCGAGAGGACAAAGACGAATGCACTGGTGTAATTCAGTTGAAAGCCAACCTAGTCGGGCAACTGAGCGGACAGGTTGGTTATTTGATAAACTGTTTAGGCTACTACTTTGCGGATCGTGATAGTAAGCGGATACTTTCGTTTTGTCCAACGCATAAAGTGGTTGCAAAGGATGGAACTGCTGGAGGTAGACTAATTGAACCGATAGAAGATCCCACAATCAGTAAAATCTTAGAAAGAATAGAGGGGAGGTGATATTATGCCAACGGTTAACGTTGATACGTCTGAAGCTAGGACATTCGAGCCACTGCCGAAGGGAGCTTATGACTTTATCATAAGTGGATGTGAGTCAAAGACCAGTAAAGGAGGAAATGTATATCTTAACTGGACGCTGACAGTAGAATCCGGCGAGCTAACAGGTCGGAAGTGCTGGAAAAGCACTCCTATCAGCGGAGAAGGTGCTGGATTCCTTACAGAACTACTTGAAGCTGTTGGATACGAGGTCAAAAGCAAGAAGTTCGGTCTCGATCCGCAGGACATCATCGGCAGAAGTTTGGTTGGAGTTGTAGATACTTACGAGTATGAAGGTAAACTCCAGAACAACGTCACGAAACTTCTACGGAAGTCGTAATCCGAGTTGGGGTCTCGAATCATAGGGATAAGGAGATTAGTAAGATGAGAACTTCAAAACTCGAGATAGTAAATCCGAGGCGGAAGACTGGGTACGATAGTGACAAGTTGAGTGTCGAAGCTAGTATCAATATTACAGTACAGTGCGAATCCGAAGCGGATCAAGTAAGAGCACTGTTTGTATTAGATAAGATATGGCGGGAGATATTCACCGAACTGGATAGTATTACACATAACAATCCTCTACCAGCCAGTGAAGATGTACTAGAAGTTGTAGGGGAATCCGAAGACTAGTCGGATTTTGGTGCGGTAGTATGAAATCGGAACTCTGCCGCACCAATCCTTTCAGTGGAGGAAAATGTGTACGACGTTATTCTAGCCGACCCACCGTGGTATTATAACAAACGAAATAATCCAAATACCAAGTTTGGTTTAGGGGCTGGTGGTCACTATTCTGTTATGCCATTAGATGGAATACTCAATATGGGGATGTTTGCTTCACAAGACCTTCCATCTATAAGAATGTTAGCTAATGATAACGCAGTACTGTTCTTGTGGAGTACTTGCCCCCATCTGAAAGATGCTGTTAGAGTTATAGATTTCTGGGGATTCAGGTACTGTACAGTTGCGTTTGTTTGGGTCAAAACTACAAAGGACGGAAGCAAGTATCTACATTTACCGGGCTATTATACGTCGAGCAATGTAGAATTAGTATTATTGGGGGCCAGAGGAAGTATGGAACCAGCAGTACCTATGTTATCTCAGATTGTAGAAGCCCCAAGGCTTGCACATTCAGAAAAGCCTAAAATGGTTAGAGACCGAATCAATCTAATGTATCCAAATGCGCGTAAAATAGAACTATTCGCACGTAAACGAGTTGAAGACTGGGACGCTTGGGGAAATGAGGTATGAATACATTTTGTAGCCGCTGTGGATTAGCAGGTGGGAAACTAGTAAAAGGTGAAAACCTCAAACCGCCTACAGGTAAACGTGTTATATTTATCGGCGAAGCTCCAGGCGCAGAAGAAGTAAAACAAGGCCGCCCGTTTGTCGGAGAATCTGGAAAGATTCTGCGACAAACGATTGACGCCCTTGGATTCGACATCGGAGAAGCACTGATAACCAATGTGTGCTTGTGTAGACCGCCGGGCAATCGCGATCCTTCTTCCACTGAGATAATGTGTTGTCGAGATAGATTGATTGAGGAGATACATTCATATCAACCGGATGTTATCGTACTACTCGGTGCTATAGCATTAAGTGCGTTGTTTCCTGGGAAGACAATAACAAAGTCTCGCGGATTTCCTATACAGTTTGAAGGTATTTGGTGTATCCCGACGTGGCATCCGGCGAAGTTACTGCATATATCGGAAGATTTTAGGGATTTCGTTCATGATATTCATATAGCGTATACAGCAAGATTTCCCTTTTCTCCACTGAAGAATACTTACACTGTTGTTGATAACGAAGAAGCACTTCAAGTATTATACACCAATATGCAACTACATTCAGGATTAGCTGCGATTGATATTGAAACGACGGGATTGCGTCTGTTTCAGTCAAAAGTTCTCGCAGTGGGCATAACCTTAAACGGTAATCGTAGTTACATTATCCCCGAGGCTACATTCAAATCGTATCGACTTTTAATGAAAAAGGTGTTTGAGAGTAAGACTATTCAGTGGGTAGGGCATACAGCGGTGGCGTTTGATAGACAGTTCTTGCTGCGTCATTATGGTATCAGTATCAAGATTGAGTTTGATATTATGTTGATGCACTATACAATAGACGAGCGAAAAGGCACTCATAAGTTAAAGCAGCTCGCTGTTAGGTATCTTCAGATTCCTGATTATTCAGAAGAAATCGAAGGTCACTTTGTTGATGGAAAGGTTGCATTCGCTGACGTTCCGATAGATGTACTATATCGTTATCTGTCAAACGACTGCTGTGCTACGTACAAACTTTCTGAGATTCTGATAGAGGAGTATAACGAAAGTCTGTACTATAATACACTTCTTCCACAGGCTGAAGTTGTAGCTGAAATGCAGACACGCGGAATAAAAGTCGATGTAGGGTATATGAAACGAACTGGAGAGCAGTTGGAGTTGGATGCAGATAAGGTTCTGTCACAAATACGGATTTTAGTAGGAATTGTAGACTTTAATCCCCGCTCTCCAAAACAAGTTTCTGATCTTCTTTATAGAAGACTGCGTTGTGTAAGTAGATCAGATTCGACTGATCGAAAAACCTTGGATAATATACTTAGAGACATTGAAAATAAGATTGGGCAGGTTGCAGACGATGTTTTCACGGTAGCGTCAGATGATCCTACAGGGTTAATTATGCGTTATGTGATAGTTAAGGGGATTTTGGACTACCGGCAACTAACCCACATGAAGTCTCAGTATATTGACGGCATTTTGGAGTTAGTTGACGGTGATTTTAGAGTCCGAACGAGCTACTTGATACACGGAACTGAAACTGGAAGATTGTCGAGTAATAGCCCGAACCTGATGAATATTCCACACTATCCTAGACACGATAGAGTTCAGGGTAAGCTAATACGCGACGGTTTCATTCCTGCTGACGAGTATACGTTTGTAGAATGTGACTATAAAGCGTTGGAACTTCGTATTCTAGCTTACTATAGTAAAGATGAAAGGTTGGTTTCTGATATTCTTACTGAAGATTTACATACTGCTACTGCTGCACGTATGTTCAATGTAAAGCCTAAAGACGTTACACCGAACCAGCGAGTTGCGGCTAAGAGTATTAACTTTGGAGTGATGTACTTAAGAGGGGCAGATAGTATTAGTAAAGCCTATAGAATACCATATGATGATTGTAAGAGGTTTATAGCTTCTTGGTACGCAGTGTATTCTGTGGCAGCAGCATGGATGAAAGAGGTTGAGGTCTTTGTAGTTGGAACTGATACTATCAACGGTCATTACTATATAGAAACCCCAATAGGTCGAAGGCGCAGGTTTCCATTGGTTACCAATCATAATAAGAATGAGGTTATTCGGCAGGCGATAAATCATCCAATTCAGTCATTGGCGTCTGATTGCTGCCTGAATGGATTGACTCGAATCAATGCACTATTCGATCCGCAGGAAATTAGACCAATCATTACCGTTCACGACTCAATTCTGTTTGAGGTTGATTCGTCGAACTTGAAACCACTTGTTGATGCGATTGAGGATACATTGAATGAACCGTTTATTGAATCTCCTATTGACTTTCCGGTTGATGTAACGATAGGAAGTCGTTGGGGATCGCTTGTAGAAAAGGAGAAGTACTTTGAGAGCAATAGTTAGTGTACATCGGATGGTTAAAGTGAGTGGTGTACCCTTTTCAGGAGAGTTTATCTTTACTGTACCATACTCATTTCGTGTGTCCTTTGGGGATGGATCGTCCAAACTAGACGCTGTAATTCCAGAAGAAATTACAATTCCTGGGGCTGATTTTGATACCGGTGATTTAATTACTATAGCCTGTGATATTCGCGCAGCGATTCGTGTTAATATGTACTGGCGTCAACGTGAAGAAGGTCTATCAGAAAGTATAGAACTAAAGTCGGTTAGCGTTAAAGTGTGTGAAACAAGTGTTGAGGTATAAATGTGTACTCTGATCTATACTCACTATACCTTGAGTTCGATAGGTCATCGAGAGGTAAAAATGGTTTCATAACAATCCGCTGTCCTTTTACTGATAACCACGAACACGGAGATCGAACACCATCGGCAGGTTTTAGTGAAGAGAGTGGGGTGTTTAACTGTTTCAAGTGCGGAACACTGTCACCTACAGCGTTTATCAGTAAACTATTAGGAATATCAAGTCAAGAAGCTGACGTTATTGTTAGAAACTTCCGTAAAACAGCGGGGCTGATTGAAGACTTTTCTATTGAAACCAAGGGTTATCCAGGCCCAATTCCGAGACTGAACGAGCTCTACGTAGAATCAAAGAAGTGGTACTCGTACAACGAACCTCTGGTAAGGGAGTATTGTAAATCAAGAGGAATCTTACTTGAAACACTTACAC